CAATGTCAAAACTCCTTGTTGATCCATCATGTTCTAGTTTGAAGTAAACGCCTGCATATCCATCCCCATTATAGTCAACAGTGTTACTGTCCCCGTCCAAATCAATATAGTTTGTACCTGAATCCACATCTAAATCAATGTGAACAGTATTGCTTGAACCTTGAACAATAGTGTCTATATCTGCACCACTAGATAAAGCATTCGTAGCTAAATCTAGTGTCATGGTATTTGTACTACCATCCACGTTTACATTCACATTTGCGTTGTCTGCCGAATTAGCGTTTCCGGGATCAACTTGAATAGTATACGAGTTAGTATCACCATCAAAATCAAACAGCCCTGTGAATGAATCTGCATTGATGTCACCTAGCATTTTATTGTTATTGCCTATCTGATTGACATCTAATGTCATCGTAGCACCATCTAAATCAAATGGAGTCATAGATCCATGTGCACTGTTTAAACCACCTATAATGTTTCCACTACCTAATTGCTCTAAATCTATACTTGCTGTTGCACCTACTTGATCTACATAAATTTCATTATCATCAGAATAAGACAAACTATATGCAAATAAAAACGCAAGCATTACAGTACCATACATTATTTTGTTAAAGTTATTATTCATATTTCCAGTATCCTTTTTGTATACCTTGTTTTATAATATCTAATACACATTCTTCTATTGCTGATTGTAATACTAGACTTGTTGATTCATTTTGAGCTTTACCATTTTCTACCTCTATCAATCTTTGCCCTTCATCCAAAAATCTAAAAACATCTTGTGATATAGCAACACTCAAAAGACTCTTTTGTGCAGAAGTTTCTATTAGTATTTCACCAGTAGATACAGAAACCAATCTTAAACTAACTGTTATTAGATCTTCTCGGTACTGTGTACTACTGCCGATACCTAAATATCTAGCACCTGCACCGCCAGATAATATATTAGTATCATAACTCAATACACCTCCTTGCATCAAAAGTCCAGCAAATATCAAAGGTTTTACAGTGCTATCTTCTTCAAAAGAATCTCTTGTTGACCTTATAATCTGCCTTTCTTTAGTTAAAGAATCTAATCCTACACGCTCTACAACTGTCCAAAACTTACCATTTCCACTATGCTTTAATGCGCGAATCAAGAAGGCATCTGGAGCTTGTGTTATTGCTGTGCTAAATAAAGCAAATTGACCATTGCTTTTTCTTTGTCCTGTATAATCAACAAAACTATTAGGATAAATAGCTACTACAGGCTTATGTTTTGCAGGTTTTATATTTTTTAATTCTTCAGATTGCAACTCTAATATAGATGTATTTTTGATAACAATGTTTGGTACACCGCCACCTTCGAGCATATTTTTAGATGCACAACTAGAAAGTAAAATCACCGATAGGTACAGAAATAGTTGTCTGGCTGCCATCTTCTGATGTAATAGTAAGTGTAATAAGTTCATCTTCCTCTACATTATATTCTATTGTATTTCCTTCTAGCTCCAGTTTACCTGATGTTTGTGGTGTTTCTCCGAATAATTGCTCTACCATTTGCCTAGATAACTGTGCATATATGCGAGACTCTAAGTTTCTAATAAATCTGGCAAGTGTAGTATTATTAGCATCTCTTTCTAAATCATCTTGATATGCTTCTATTTCATCTTTTAATGCTTGCCTTCTGCTCGCTTCTTGCGAGTCAATTGTTAAGTAATGTGAAGAAGTGTTAAGACCTGAAAAACTAGGACTTTTGAATTTGAATAATAGTTCATCTGCATAAGTATAAGAAGTTGTTAATAAAAAAAATAATGATAAATAAACATATATTATTAAAATCCATGCAATACTACTTTTCATTTTCATCCTTTAGTTTATTTTCTTCTTTCAATTCCAACACTGTGTTTACTTTTTGCTGTAACCTTATCATATCTTGATCTAGCAAACGTAACTGATCAGTAAGTCTAATAATAGTTACCTTCATCTCTTGAACAGCAGGATCTATTTTATTAGTAATTGTTTGCCACACAAAATAAACAAAGTAACCTAATCCTGCAACCATAACTATTGGAAAGCCAAAATCTGAAACTAACTTTACAATATCCATCACTTAAACTTCTTTTGTATATACTTTATCCCTGCATAAATTGATAAACCATAAACTGCAAACAAAGTTAACGATCCAAAAACAATTAAATAATCTGATGGATATAAATATATAAGACCAAACAAACCATCTACAACTGCTTCTGCATCGCCTATTGGAGGTAAATTAATCTCGTCTTGCATCTATCTTTCCATCTTCAACAAAATTTTCACTTCTAGCTATTCTTTCTAAATCAGGAGATAAACCCAAAGCACTACTAACGCTTGTATCAATGCGTATCATGTCATTATTCATTGTTGCTGCTCTAGTAATAAGCATTTTAGATATAGCTTGTACTGTTTGTATTTCGCTAACTAAACCATCCATCAACTGTTTCATGATTAAAAATATAAAATAAGCCATAACAAGACCGCCTGCTACAGGCAATCCAAGCTCTGCTATTAATGTAAAACCCTGTTCCATTGTATTTCATCAACATTAAACTCATCTTCATCAATAACCATGTCTAATATTCCAACAACAACGCAACCATAAACTTTTGCTTTAGCTTCTGCTTCATCAAAATTAGAGGCAACAACTGTTGGTCCTTCATAATTTTTATTTTTATGAGTAAACTCTGTTATAAAAACCTTCATTCATCTTTGTCCTTAGTAGTATTAGAAGCTCCAAAATAAAAAGATATAATGGCACTTGCAAGTCCTCCAAGATAACCTAAAACTAAGTTAATTAAAGCTTCGCTGTTTTGCTCTGGAGGCTGCACAGTGATTAAGAAAATGTAACCCATAAATCCACCAACTACAGTTAATCCCATAATTCTAGATGTCCAATCTTTAGAAAACCTTCCTCTTGCATCTTGTATGTCTTTTGTCTGTAATGCGTATAGATCAACTTCTAACTCTTTCATCTTCACTTCAAAGTCTGCATCAATTTTTTTAAGTTCTGCTAGTTGTTCTGGAGTTGCTTGTTGTACAGCCTGTTCTATTTTTTTAGGTGTAGGCTCACAACCTAATGCTTCTGCTACCATATTAGCTGCCATATTACCCATAGGACCGCCTAATGCTGTGCCAATTGTTGGAGCTACTGCACCTATTATGTTTTTAACAAATTTGAACTTCATACTATTTCTCCAATCATATAAATTTACTCAAAATTATACTGCCTACAATAAAAGGATATACACCCCAAATTATTGCTTCAAGTCGTTTAAACCTTTGTGCACCTTCTTCTAGCCTTCTTTCAATATATTCATATCGAATAGCGCATTCTTTTTCATGTGCTTCAATCCTAATCAAAGATGCTTCTTTAAATGTAGTTCTTTGCATATTAGGCTTCTCCTTTTTCAAATAATAAAGCTTCAGCTTCTCTTCTACGAGTCAATCCTTCTAATACTTTCCCATTTGCTTTATTCCATCGTTTTATTTGCTCTGGAACATTTTTATACTCTCCAGCATTTAAAACTTTGAGCAGCGTACTTGTTTTTAAGTTGCCAGCACCTAAATTAAATGTCCATGAAACAAGAGCATCAAATTGATTTTGTAATAATGGTACTTCAACTAACCTAGTAACATCATCCTCAAACACTCTTAAATCATCTTTTAAAAGACTTTCTGCTGTATCCTCAGTTATACGCATATTTTCTACAACATCTTTCGTATGACCATATCCTATTGTTAAAACATTAGCTGCACACAAATAAGGCTCTAATCGACAGCCTTCAAACTCTTTTATTAAATCTATTCCATTTTGAGATATATTCATTTTATTTTGACCTTTGTTTATCGCTTTTTACTTTACCCACTAAATCAGAATCTTCTGCATCAAACAACTCTAATCTTGATTTCATAAATGATATTTTTTCTCTCTTATCTAAAATCGCTTCATCATAAGAACTTTTTCTAGTATTTCTATCCTGAACACTTAAGCTATTATCTCTTGCCATTCTTCTTCTAGCAGACTTTAAATCATTAATTTCTCGTTCTAGCATTTTTATTGCCATTTCATTTTGCTTAGGATCTATAGCAAAGATGTTTAAACCTACAAACTTTAAAAGTGCTTGATTAATAGTAAGTCTATTTTTATCATTTACTTCACCAGATTCTTGCACTGCACTAATTAGTCTATTTGTTGCGCCATACTCAGTATGTAAAAATGAAGGCAAGAAAAACTGATTCATTGCATATTGAACATAACTAACTACCTTACCATCTTTCTTAAATATACCGGGTATCGAAACATCAAAATCTTTATCAGTTTCTATAAATAAAGGCTCACCTTCTCTTGCTATATTTCTTTTCAAAAATGGATCTGTATTAGTAAATAAACCTGCTAATGACCATGCAGGGCCACCAAATAAACCTAAAGTTCTTAAAATTTCTCCTAAATCAAAATCTTCTGCTTGTGGCTCATCTGATAATGTTTTTTTGGCTTTATAAGCTTGTTCTAAAAGTTGAGTTATAAAACCATGTGGCATTATATATCCCAAATCAAGAAACTGCATTCTGCCTGCATCATCTCTATAAGGTATAGGAAAAGTGCCAAAGTCATTTGTATAAGATGGTAATAACTGTTTTATCTTCTCATAATCATCATCATCAATATCAAACATATGCATAAATAAGTGTGGTAATGCTAATCCCATAGCCATGTAAGGTGCTAATCTAAATGGATTATTCAATGCAACATCTATTAATTTAGGAGTCACTTTATACATAAATGTTAAGAAAGGAATACC